CACCTTGGAATACCACAGAGCCAGACACTGTGCCGCTATTAGCAACAGTCAGCGTAATGGTTGTACCGGCAATACTACGAACCTGTGCGTTCGTGCCAATACCAGTTCCAGTAACTTGCTGATTAACAGCAATACCTGTAGTGCTCGCCACTACGATTGTCTTTTGGCCTGATGTGCCAGTTGCAGTCGTAGTGTTGTATGGGTATACGGCAAGGCTATATACCGATAAAAAGTCAGATGGACATTGAAGATACTTATTGGCCGTAGTCAATACGCCTGTCACGTTCTTTCTCAAATTAGCGGGCTGTGCAGTGTTATAGATGCGCTGCTCCGCCTGACGTATGAACACATTCATATTGTCAGTTGGGAAAGAGTTCTCGCAGTAGTCTCCTACTTGCGTGACAAGCTGGGTGTAATTCATGCCATCGGGCCTCGAGACATCACGCCTTTAGTTGCCGCACCAGCTCCACGCATCTTGATACCGCTGGTCTTTGGACCTGGGCCTTCAGATCTGTTGATGTTGCCAACAGTCATATTTACATTGTTTGCGCGGCTCATGTTTGGTCCAGAGCCAGGATTCTCTGTGGCAACAACTTTCTGACCCTTCATGTCGTGGGGAGGAGCGTAAACGCTGGCATCACCAACCTCTTTGCCCATCATCTTTTTGCTGTATGTAGCCATATTAACCCCGCTTTTGATAGTTTGCGCGCGCCAAATTACGGCCGACTTTACGCATTTCCATGCCAGTCACGCCAGCACTTTTTTTGCCGCCTTCTTGCAATTTAGCCTTGGGACCGCTGTCGCCCAAGTTATGTACATCGGTCTTGCCCTTTTTTGCAATGCCGTCTGCTGATCGTGTGTATGCCATTTTTAGCTCCTATGAAACTGTAACTGTACCAACAAATGTCGTTCCTACCAAGTAGTTTGGCGTCAAGTATGTATCAAACCCACTTGCACCACCCACTGGGTACCAACCCCACTGAATATCCCTTGAACCACCAGTCAAATTACCATTCGCATTCAAACCAGCCGTCACGTATGTCGTATCAGGCCTTGGTTGATACAAAGCCTGCGGATCATTAACAGGATACATACCCAACTGTAACTGAGGCTGGTCTGGATCCCAACAAGATTCACATACTTTAAGCTGATAAAGCTTGGTCTTAATGACCTCCATCTTTAACTGCTTTAACTTGTAACGCTGGCCACACCGATCACATTCGGCAATAGCATATTTGCCCGATGCGAACGGCGTAGTCATTAAGAACCTCCACCAATAAACGCTATGCGAGGCGCCAACCTCAATGTAGCCTTCTCTCGATCTTCTTGAGCTGCCAAAGCATATTGTTCATCGTAAACCCTCTTGAGCATATCAAGACGGCCTTGTAACTCTGGAACCTTCATGGCAATGTAGTAGGCGAGTCCCGCCACCACACATGGCAAGAAACGGAAATTCATATCGGATGTTTGTATACCGGCGCCGGCGTCTTGAATGCGGCGCATTCTGTAGTAAACAAACTGGTAGGGCTGAGATCCATCTGGTGTTGGCCATACAGTCACCGCAGGAAGTTGAGGAACATAAACAGCAGTTCCATCTGCCTGGGCCGCCGCAGTCGTATTGTTCTGACCCCTGAACACACCACCCAGCGTCAAACCGCTGATGTAAGTGTAGTAAATATCTTCTGTGCCTAAACGGATAAAACCAGATCCAGCCAGACCAGCTACTGAGCTCAAAGTGATTGTTGTGTCTGTTGATGAAATGGCACCATTAAGCACAGCCGTAGTGGGGTTAGTCTCGCCTGAAAGCCTCTGGATCCAAACTTGAATAGGTCGGCCTTGAACAAGTTTATTGGGGATTGTTGCGTATGTAGAAACACTGATGCGCGTAATACTCAAGTCAGATTGAGTAGAAGAATTGTTGGCCTGCGTTCTAATCACATGATCCAGCAAGTCAATCGTATCAGTCGGTAGGGCATATGTAGCCAAGCCTTGGGTTAGATTGATAGTCCCAGTCTCAATGGTCCACATATTGATGCCACGATTAGCCCACTCGATGGTCATCAAATTAAGAGAGCGGCGAGCTGTACGTAGATCATAACCACTACGCATCTCGCGGCCAGCTCTCTCCCACGCCTCTTCAGCGAGTTCAGTGAACTCCATGTTGAAGGCTGTGGTTCCTGTAGTGGTCATTTCATACCCTTAAGGGTTTGAGCCAATCGTGCGCGCTGACCCATTTTGCCTGGAGCTTTTGCGGCTTTAGCAAGTTTTTTAGCGGGAATAGGCTCGCCCTTTTTAGCACCAAGCTCTTTGCGTAAAGCACCAGGCTTTTTGATTGCGTCTTGGATCCAGTTTTTAGTAGCCATTATTTTTTCGCAGTCTTTGCAGAGTTAATGAATGCTTGAGCTGTAGGAGCTCCCTTGGAGCCAGGCTTACGCATACGCTCTTTAGATCCAGCTGCTATGCGCTTTCTCTTGGCATTAATATTGGCATACAAACCAACTGGGCCACCATCTGCGTATTCAGTAAAGTCGGTATTGTCAAGCCGTGCTTTACGAACGCCTTTGGGCATTTTGCTGGCGCGCATAGCACCCATACCGCGACTTGCCATCATAGTTCAGCACATCTTTCCGCGTGTCTTGCCTTTTGTGGCAATTCCATCTGCGCGGCGTGATGCTGAACTGACGGAGCCGCCACGTTTCATCCCCATGCCAGCACCAACAAAATCAACACTGTTTCCACCTCGATCTTTGCCGGCTAAAGCAGAGCGTATGCGCTCGCCTACAGGACGGGTATCAGTTGGGCCGCTACCTAATCTAGCGCTTTCACGACTTGCTTTTGCGCGATCTGCCAAAGACATTTTTGTCACATCACTAACATCTTTAGGAGCTGGCTTAGATTCAGCTTTAGGAGCAGGCTTGGGGCTTGATGCTGGTGTTGATTCACCACGGCGAGTCAATCCTTGCTGCTTATTTAAATAGTCACGCAAACTTAAGCCAGATTTTTCAAGCTCTTCTTTGGTAACAACTTTTGATTTGGTAGCTTTGGGTGACGCTTCAGCTTTAGGCATCTCTTCATTCTTGGGACCAGCGCCCATAGAATTCATAATTTCTTGAGCTTCTGCAGAAGCATTTGCTGCTTCCATAGGATCTACATCACCACCACCATCGTAACGTTTAACTTTATTTTTCATCATTATTTTTTCCCCTTATACATACCGCCACCACACATGGCAATCATTGTTCCTTTGGTTTTGCCTTTTGAAGCAACGCCATCTGCTGATTTAGTAAAACCACCTTTGGATAGCTTCAAAGTTGTGCCCTTGCCACCCTTGTGCTCTTGCATATCGTGCTGTTTAAAAGCTTTTTTAATCATGGCTTTATCTTGGGCCATATCAGCCTTACCGCCTTCAGCCATGCCGCCTTTTTTCATGCCCATCATTTGTTTGCGATCCATCATCATGTCAGCTTTAGAGCCTTCTTTCATGCCCTTTTTCTCAACATCTTTGCCTGATTTCTCAAACATTTTCATTTTGTTCATCATATCGCCACCTTTAGAGAATTTAAGACCTTTATCGGCCGTTGAAAAATCTTTACCCACAGATTGTGGGACGCCTACTTTCTTAGCAAACGATGGCGAATGTGCAATCGCTTCCATGAAATTATGCTGCTTCTTGCTTACGCTTGGCATTAAACCATTCTCCCGCGAGTTTTGCCGCGCTGGGCAATACCGTCACCACGGCGTGAAGCTGTACTTGTTTTTGGTTTAGATGATGATTTTGTCTTGGCCTTTACTTTTCCGCCGCGTTTGTATTCTTGATTACCAAAGCTTGGCATATCTGGCGTACCACCAAAACCACCATCCATACCAGAATCATCAAAATCATAGTCATCTTCTGAATCTCGTGCTGGAGCTTCTGGTGCAGATTTGCCAGGCTTTTCGGTAAACATATCTTTCAATGCATCCTTTGCAGCATCTTTTGCCATGCCACCGATAGCACCCTTTGGATCTGTTACAAAATTTGTTGTTCCAGGCATTACTCCAAGAGCTGAATCAACGCCACTTTTTAACTGGCCAAGAGCATAACTTTTAGGGTTTGCAAGTCCAGCGGGCAATCCAACTTTTTGAAGTCCTTCACCTACTGCGTATCTAGCAATTAAAGGGATAAGTGGGCCCATGATTATTTACCTTCCTTGGCGAATAAGTTGGTCAATTTTTTCTTCCAGCTTGTTAAAGCGTTGGTCAATGTGGCTTGTAATTCTGTCCACTTCAGCTTTAGTAACGTTATCACGGGCTACTTCCTCTCTGGTTTTGTTTAGCAAAATACTGATGCGCGCCAGCTCACTCAGCTTGTCATTCACAACATAAGCCAAAACTGACACCAACAATGTTAGTGTGGCAGACCAAATTGTATTTAAATCCATCATGATTAACAGTTCCAAGCTCTTAAAGATTTATTAATGCGAGAGTTCGGATCGTTTGCCGTCTTTGCGCTGGTCAACTTTTTTTTCATACCACTCATCCTTGCACAGAAGGAGTCGCGCCGTGAGCCGCCTTCCGGCTGGGGCGGTTTCAAATTCATGCCTTGCGCTTTCGCGGAGGCCCGACCCTTGGCGTTCAGACCGCCATTGGGATTCTTGCCTTCTTTGCGCGTCCATGCTGCACCCTTAGCCATTTGTGCCCTGTA